CACTTCTTGTTGCCGAATGCTACATCGTTTGGATTAGCCCAGCGCATAGCCAAAGGTACAACTCCGGCCAATAGACCTAAAGCTAGATCCTTTGGATTTGTGTTGCCAGTCATGTAAACGGCTAAGGCTCCAGCGACAGAGCTGCGCAACCATGACGCCATCATCATCTTGAAATCGTTCATTTCTTCTTCTCCTTTTTCGGCTTAGCCTGTGGAAGTGGCTCAACCTCTGGATATTCTCCAGCATAGGCAACAAGCTTTGGCCTAGCGAAACCGACAATTTCCTTTCCTATGTAGCGGCGCTTGATCATTACCATTCCGCCGTTGCGTTGATCTCCATCGCCAGACGTATTGCCTTCAATGCAGAGCACGCTCGTCTGGCCTACTTTTACAACGATGCCAATATGACTTATTCGATCGACGCCATCGTGTGGAAAATCCATAAAGCACAAATCGCCAAGCTGCGGCTTATTTTCAATCCATCGACCAAGCTCTTTCATCTTGTGTGCTCCTAGAGCAGTTGAGACCATTGAAGGAATCTTGACGCCAGCTTGATCTGCGCACCAATTAACAAATGAACCGCACCATGGCAAACCGTCAGCCTTTGTAAATTTGCCGTACTTGGTCAGGTTGTCGCCTTCTTCAATCGTGCCAATTTCAGCGTTTGCAACTTCGATCAAGCGTGCGTTTGTGCCGTCAGGGTAAATCACTTGCCTGCCTTTGGTTGTTCTGCTAACCATTCCTGATAATCAGGATTTTCGGCGGTGCATGTGACACGGCATAAACCGTCATCATCAATTCGCGCATAAATTTTAACGCCTTCATTTGTTGTTGTAAGTAGTTCATATTTCATAGTTCAGCACTCCAACCTAAGTATGCAGAAGTTGTGTTAAATCTTGTCAAAACCGCGCTTCCTCCAATAATGCCTGCTGTGAATGTATAAGCATATTGCGCTTGGTTATTTGTAGAAGTACCGAATGATGGAACTGCACTGCAAACAATTGGAGATCCACCGCCATCTGTAATTGCATAATCAGTTGCAGTTCCGCTTTGTTCCAACGCAGTGGGTCTTGTTCTCATAGTCACAGGAAAGTTCATAGTGTTTTGGACATTTGTTGCACCAAAGCCCATACCTATGCCAACTGTTGCTGTTGCTGCTGGTGAATTGCGGTAATAGTAACGCTGGCATGCAGCAAGTTCACCCGTAATTGTGCCACCACTACGGCTAAAACTTGTGGCAACTGAACCGATTTCCAACTGCAATTGTGCAATTTGGAAATACGCACCGCTGGCAAATGATGTTTGACCGTTGCTTTGTGACGCTGGTCCAAGATCAATGAACGCACCGCGGTCAGTTACCGTTGCACTTGCGGTTGTAACTGCGCTAAAAGCAGTAACCGCAACCGTTTTGAATTCCCAAGTGTTCGCAGCACTCACGGTGAAGGTCGCAGTTTGACTTGTTCCACCTGTGTTTTCTGTGCCATTGATACGCATTGCATGAGTACCAGTTACGCTTGATTTGTACCAAAATGAAGCAACACAAGCGCGACCTAATAATGGCAAAATGGTGTTTTGTTCAATAAATGTTCGCACCGCATACGTTGTCAATGAAGTTGCGTTGCCGCCTGTTTGCGTAAGTTTTAAAGAAAACTTGGTTTGCGCATTTGGTGAATCGCTTTCCTGTGTTGCAACAACGTTGATTCCTGTGCCTGTGTAACTGCCTTTAAATCTATCTGCTGAAAATGCTGCGCCGTCTGAACCAATTGTGATACTTGTTCCGCGTTGCCAAATATCAAAACCGCCGTTGATCACTGCATTTTTGCCACCAGCGATTGAACCTTGATAACGCAAACCTGTTGTTGTTGTTGAATCTGCAACCAGCATTTCGCCGTTACTGCCAACCGCTAGGCGCGCTGGTGTATCCGCTGCACTTGCTGCAACAATGTCACCTTTTGCGTCAACAATCGCGTTTTGAATTGCATTTGCGTCGTCAGTTGTCACCCAGGTAAAGTCCATATTTGTATTTGATGTCTTAGATAAAACTTGCCCAGTTGTGCCACCGAGCAGCTCTGACATCGATGTGTCTACTGCTTGACCGAAAGTGTTGAAATCAGCTGGGAGATTCGTAACGAGACTTGAGCTCGTCGGCATGACCCAGCCGAAGTTTGTAGTTGGATTTGCCATCGTTTCTCCTTAATTGACGACTAACGCGTCTGCGTAGTCAAGTGTAGGGCTGAGTGTGTTGAAAGTTTCGGCGACACTTACATCTTGCCATTCCATCGCCTGAAGTGAGAACGGCAGTGGCGAGACGATAAGAGAAACTGAGAGCTCGTTAAAAGATGCCTGGAATTGCCAGCCTTCGACAAAACCTAAAAAGTTACCGGATTGCATATTGACCGGCAGATTTGAAAGTGAGATTGGCTGACCCATAAATACGTTGATGAGCGCGTCTCGATCTGCATCATCGACTTCTGGATTTGTCAGTGCAAAAGTTATCGAATCTAGAAAGGCTTGAGGCTGCGCCCTAAGTGTTAAATAGAAGTCAGCTTGATCTGAGGCGTCCGCTGCGTGTTCAAGCGATGTTGTAATCTGTTGGGCTAGTTTTCCATAAAGTGAGATAGAAGCTGCATCGGTTGCCGTCTCGGTGCCAGACTTCCAGACGATAGAAACGTCGTTTCGAATATCTCCAGCCTTTGTCTGGATCTTGATTCCACGGCCGAGAGCTTGATTTGCATCGAGATCGGTGTATCCGTTTGTCGCCAAATAAGTCGATCGATGTGTCGAATCGGCATAGGAAATCTGGCCGAAAGCATTTTCGTACAGATAGCCAAGACCAGAAGTTGCAAGATCTGCCACAAGATTCCAGACCACCGTCTGATTAGATCCACGATTGGCCAGCTCATAATTGCCTGGACGATCTATTTCGCCGAGACCAGTATTTTCCGCAGTAGCCCATGTTGTTGTCGCTGGCGTGTAAGCCGCCCATGTAAGAGCTGCTGGAACCTCGCCCCAGTTATTTACCAGTAAATCTTCAAGGATTGTATAGATCTGATCACCATCAAAATCTTTTGCTAAGACGCCAAAGGTCAAGGCCTTCTGTAGCCTTGCAAGGGCTCCCAGAGCCGTAATGGTGACTTCCTGAGTAATTGCTACAGAGCCAGTCTGTGAAACTGTTACAGAGACGTCCACAATCGTGCCGCCAAAGATTGGCACAAATGTGCCCGATGTATCTTTAACCTGGATTGAGACTGCATCATTTATCTGGGCAGTAATAGCGCCTAGATTGAGGTTGATTAAATTAAGCGTGCAATATCCGGCTTGAGCCTGTGTGTAGATATTTGACCGGCCTGAAAAAATTGAAAGATTAGCTAAAACGACGTCAGTGTATTCAACGCCCTGGATTGTTACTTTCCAGACTGGAGACCACTGTGTCATTAGCTGGCCGCAAAGGCGCCGGCTCCGCCAGTGCCACGATAGAAGGAATCGTTCAGAGTGTTGATAATTGTCCGAGCAGTACCCTCTGAATCAATAGCGCCATTGACTGTGAGATTGATAGTCGCGCCGCCCATGTCTGCACCAGGAAAACCACTTGACGCATAATTGCCAGCTCTTAAATTATCATCGAGAGTTACTAAAGAAGCGCCAGATGCGGCTGACTTAACGCCAGATGATGATGTTGTAGATCCTGTACCGCTTGAGCTTGTAGTTGATGGAACTTTGATAGTTGGAATCGCAACTGATGGCGTCGAAGCCTTCGGAAGTGTCACTTTTGGAACGGTGATCGATGGAGCTGAAATCTGTGACACGTTAGGCAAAAATGGAATTGAGTTGTACACCTTGATCAGTGCATTAATTCCGGCAACTGCGCCAGAAATCAAAGCATTCAAGCCAGTGATAACTGCGCCGATTACGTTGATAATTCCGCCAGCAATTTCTCCGACAACTTTAAACGCTCCGCCTAACACTGTCACCAGTACCGGCACGACGTATTTTTGAATAAATCCTAAGAAAAGAGTGAATGCTTCTTTGTTGTCATTGATTGCGTCTGTAATTGGTTTAAAGAAATCTGCAAATTTGCCTAGTGCTGGCACGACTTTATTGACCACAAATTCGACAAGCTGCTGGATAATTGGCAGAAGCTTTGCACCGACTGTCTCCTTTGCTTCATCGAGTGTAACTTTGAGAATCTCAAGTCGTCCGGCAAATGTGTCGGCGTTAGCTGCTGCTGCGCCACCGAATAAATCTGAAAGCCTTGTTTGCGTTTCTTCAAATGACATCGCCTTCAATTCGGCAGAAGATAGTCCCACGCCTAACTTGCCAAGAGCTGCCGTGTTGCCGTCGTAGGCTTTGCCGAGAGCGTTCGCTACTCCATCGAGGCCTTTACCAGTAGCTTGTGAGATGTCCAGAGCAAGATTAAGAAGATCTTGAGCTTTTGTAACGTCGTTT